ATAGCTTTCAATCTTTAACTTCGCATTCAAGATGTCCTTGGTGCCGAGGCCGCCGCTGATCGTGAACTCTGTGCCGGTTGCGCTTAGGCTTGTGCCCGATCCTGATGAACTGTTTGCCGCTGCGTTGTTGATGACGTTCATGCAGTCGAGATCAATAGTGTAGGCCATTCGCCGCGCTAAACGGCGAAGCTGCTGTTCAATCACGGGAATGTAGAGGTCTTCGATCTGCTCTCTCGTGATGCGTTCCCGGTGGCCCTTCTTGTACGGCGTTACAGTAACGTAGGTGAGTGGTGTGAAATCCATTGGAATCTCAACGCCTTCGCTTATCTCGCTGATCGCAGCGCTCCTTGAACCGCTTTCCTTTACGAAGGTCGCTGTTTTCCCGGCTACCAGCGGAAATTCTGGGAATAGCTTCTTGACGACGAGTGCGGGCATGGTTAATTCAATGATTTTCTTGTGCAACGCTGGATACGCAACTGCGCCGGTGTCAACCCACGTTAAAGCATCCCTTTGAAAACTCATTTAAACCACCTACAAAACCAGGACGTAAGCTGTGCCGCCGCTTGTGGCGCCAGCGTTGGCCCAGCCGATTCCGGCACGCGATTGATTAATTGCTGATGCTGTTCCAGCGCTTGTGTTACAGTCTAGGGCCGTTACCCCAGGGATTGTTTGAATTGTCCCTAGAGGTCCTGAGCCAACATAATCACCCGCGCTTATTGTCCCGTAGGCTTTTGCTCGTGCTAGCCCTCGCCACAGTACTGAGACTGCTTTGCCATTAAGTGCGCTTGTCAGGCTGATTCCACACTTTTTGAGGCTTGGGTTTGTGGTGGGCTTCTTAACTGTCCAATCAGCGGTTATTTCGACAACTTGGCCGATTGTAATGTCCTCGCCTGCAATTTCTGTCGTGATATAGCGATCTGAAACGTGCGGGGTTGTTCCTTCAAATACTGGTGCACTCATTCAAATCGCCTTACTTGAAGCCGACAAGTTTCCGGTGTGCCTTCAGAATGTCCTGGAACCAGTCAAAGTTGCCAAGGGCATCACGGTTGATCTCGTTAACTGCAACGATGCCTTTCCCAGCAACCTTCTGCGCCGTCGAATCTCCTTCGGGGGCCTTTTGAGTATTCTTTGCATCTTCCAGATCCTCTGCTTCTTCGCCTTCCTCGCTCAGCTTCTTCGATAGTTCGCTGATCTTCTTGCTAAGGTTCTTCTTCGTTGCCTTCTTGGCAAGCTCTGACTCTAATTCTGCAACCTTCTTGTTCAAAGCGTCAAGGTCCGCGTCTGAAGCTGAAGGTCCCTCTCTGATCTTCTTTTCCAGCCGAGTAAGCTGATTCATCAAGTCCTCATATTCAACTTGCTTAGGGGCCTGCTCGCCTGGTGACACGTTTACGACTGCTTGTGCCTGATGTGAAGAAACCTGATTGTCCTTTTCAGACAAAGGCTTCACCTCTTGTTGTTGTCCATTTTTGTTTTCAGGTTCTTGCGGCTCCTGAAGCCTAGAACCCACATCTTTGTCATTTTTAAATGACTGTGAATTTTCCACGGACTTTACGATTGCGTCCCATTGGGAATCGTTCATTGCCGCGGCGAAGCCCACTGGCTTAAACTCAGTGTTCTTGTACGCTGGGCTCGCAACGATGCTGAGCTCGCGGACCTTGGGCTTGTGCACGATCTCCCAGGCTCCAGGACACAGGTGCATAAGCATACCTTCGTTCCGTGTCGGCCTCTTACATCTGCTGCACTCAACATCATCACTGTCAACCTGAATGCTAACATGCGTAACGTAGCCTCTGAGGACTTTCTCAACGAGCTTTTCCTCGCCAACCTCAGCCCTGAACCAGACAGTATCGCCGACGCGCTTAGCTTCAGGAACTTTCCCGATGACCATCAACGCGCTTTCAGCATGGTCAACGCGAAGCTGAGCCCCTATGAGGCTCTGCGTGATAAAGTCAAGGTCCTCAGCTGGCACCTGCCACTTGTTAGCGTTGATGCTCGTGTCTATGGCTACGCCTTCAATGTTAATCAACTTCTCCTTCAAAGCAAACTGAGCATCAACGCCCTCTTGCGCCTTGAAGGGCACGAAATACCGGAGCTGCACGATTTTTTCACCTAGATTACTATGGCAGTTTTCCCGTTTTGGCGTAACCACTCTTCCTGCCAGGCCCTGAACGCTTCGACGCTTTCAAGCATGCCCTTCTTTGTCGACCCGTAGCCTTCCATCTGTTTCCTCAAGTTTTCAGGAAGTTTTCGATAATCAGCGTCTTTAGGATCATACCTTATGGCTATACCGAATTTCAGAGCATCTCTCACAATGCGCTCAGTTATGAAGGCTCGTGCATCAGAGTCAGAGTAAGCTTTTCGATGATCCATATGCTGCCAGTAAGTTATTGCCCCTCTAACGTGCGCTCTGTCGACCGGGTAGTTAAAGCCTACGGGGTCTGCAAACTCGCTTTCCGAAAGGCTCGCATAATCCTTTGGCTTAGTCAAGCTTGCGTTTGATCCTCTTTTGTAGCCGTATTTCTTTTCTCTAGCTTCAATTGCTTTTTCTAGCTTATCTTGCTCTTCTTGCGTATAACCACCTTGAGATAAGAAACTCATTTCAGATCACCATGATACAAGGCCTGATTACAAGGGCCGACCATTGTGTCCCGGGACACATTGGAAAGTGGCAAACTATTTGACTTCTGAAACGTTCACGTAGGCGTTTACAAACCGCCTTCTCCACTCGTCCCACGCTTTGAAATCGAGAAGAGTCCGAATTTGGCCCTTCAAGTGCGTGTCAAGCCACTTCCTCACTTGCTCGGCAGTCTTGAACTGTTCCTTTTCAAACATGTAATTCTGAATCTCCCACCGGTCAGAGTTCTTGACTTTCCCAAGCGTGATCTTGATGCCTTTGCCAAGCTCCTTGACACGAAACTTGTCAAACCTCGCTGGGTCCTGAACCCTGTAGCGCCAAACAGTCTTATCCTCTTCAAGCCCTGGCATAGAACATTCCTCTATAACAAACCTCTAGCCCCGCTAATTCGCGAGCCACTCGCAGATCGTAAGCAAACGCTTCAAGATCTGAGCCTTAACACACGCGAGTCTACGCTTATTATCAATCAGCAGCACATAGGTCGTCTGATCGGCTGGTACGACGATTCGCATGTAACGGTTATAACGGTACTTTTTCGGGTCCATCTTCCCATAAAAGAACCTGCGAACTCTGCAGAAGAGACAGCTAAAGTGGACCCTGCGCATCTGCTCCGTGTAGCCGCAGAGGCTGCTGCATGCCATACGCGGCCACCAACTACCCGCCTTCTTCACCAAACAATACTTCCTCTTCTTTCACGATCCGTTGCCTTCAGGGTAGTCTTCGGGAAAGCCCAGCCTCGGTCGGGCCTCTTTCGCGTAGATTATGCCCTTGTCCACAAGGTCACAGTACATTTTGCCCTTGTCCTGTATTGTTGGCTCCCAAATAGGGCGCCATTTAACCTGCGGAACTGCAATACCTTCCCCAAACTTCGCTTCGAGAAGCTGTTTGAAAAGCACGGTTTCAAGCACGTCTGCGATAGCTTCCTGGAGCATGCGTAGCCTCGTAACGTATTCTTGCATCACAACCTCAGCGGTAGCCCTGTTTGTTCCTTCACTTTTGCCCATGAATATTTTGGGTACTCCTAGGACGGCTTCGCGTTGAGTGTAGAGGTAGTCGAGCCAAAACTGTACGTTAACGTCCCGAGTCATGCTTTGGATCACGTCGACGCTGACGTCGCCTCGGACGAACACGTCTGTTGCTGCTCGGCGAGTGCTGAAAGCTTCCATCAGTGCTGTTAGCTGTGGGTCACTGAACGGCCTTTCAGGCGTCCCAGCCTTGACCACGAGCATCGGCTTGGTGTAAGTGTGGATGATGATGGCCATGTCGTCTTCAAGCTGGTCAATTAACGCTTGAATCTTCAGCAGGGACCTCAACTGCGAAGTGCCATAGCTGAACTCGTACCACCAGCTCTTAGGCGACCAGCGAAGATGAATAATGTCCTGCGCTGTGAAGGCTACGGGGGGAAACGTTAAAAGTTGAATGTAGCCGAAAACGTTTCCGTAAGCATCACGACGGACGCGCATGTGCACTGGATCAAGAGGCTTAAGCCACCACTCCTCAGGCGGCACAGTTTCTTCGTGGCAGACTTCCAGGTAAGCGTTCCCGAAGACAAGCATGTCGACGCCTGAGATCCGGAGAGTCTCTAAAGCGTTATGCTCGTCAAGCCAGTCCGTCAGCCACTCTCTTATATCATCGTCTCCGCCTTCAAGCTCAAAACCGTTGCTGATGGCCAAGTTTATGGTTACGTCGAGGGCTGCCTTGATGTACGGCGTAAAAGTGTAGACGTCCTTATACTTGGGCAGGTCCTCGATGGGTGTTGCGCCCCACAAACGGTCCCAGTACGCCGTGTACGGTGGCGTGACGAAGCCTGCGCCGCTGCCCTTAAGCATGTACTTGTTAACGTAGCCCCAGAGCATGTTGTCAGCTTTCCAGCTGAAGGGCACTTCCTCCTCCATCTGACGCTTGCTGATTTCTTGTGGAACGTGCCGCTGAGCAGCAAATCTGCCCGTAAACTGTCTTGCAGCCTGCAGGCTCTTTCGAATTCTCTTAGCGACAAAGCTCATTTTCAACACCTTTTAATGGGGAAGCATAACGGCACCTGTTCCAGGAAGTGCGGATTGTCTGAGCTTCAAGGCGTACCTAACCGCGTCGACTGCGTGATCATTCTCTTTCACGTCCTCTCGATACTCCAACAACTCGCTCGTGAGGTTCACACACAGTTTGCTAACGAAAATTCGGGGCTGTCCATCGCCTGCCATGCCAAATCTCCCCCCAAACTCGCGCAGGCCGTCTTCGCGTTTCGCATGATAGCCGCTTGCGTTCAACTCTGCCCGGCGCAGCGCGTCAATCGTTTCAGGATTGCTCGGGTCGCAGAGGATATCGCCCTCGCCATACTTCTGCCGAAACTCGATCAGCGCTTGGACAATGTCTTCTTGCCTCATCTGCCGTTGATACACTTCGTCAAGGACCCAGACTCGGCCATCACCATCATAGCCCAAGGCCACTATGGCCGTCGGGTTGGTCCAGCCGAAATCAACACCATAACGAATTTCCTTCAAGAGCATAGGGGCGATTTCGCGCACGTGTATTGTGGCGTCAAACTCGAAGCTGCCGACGCCTGCCACTGCGAAGCGCCCGTAAATGAAACGTTCTGCAAGTGAGTCATGATGTGACCGTTCTATCTGCCTAAGAAACTCAGGAGGAAGCGCAGGATTGTCGTAAATGCTCCAACGGTAGACTTTTGCTTCTGGATCCTTAGTGCTGGGGTGCTCAAAGAAGTTGTAGAGTGGGCTAGTTGGGGCATCTGGTGTTGTCGTGATCCACGCGCCTCGGGGATACGGCATAGCGCTATTGGATCCTCGCAGTCTCCTCGTGAGAACCTGCCATGCTAAGTCGAAGCTCCTCACAAGTCTTGCTTCGTCAACATGAACGAAGTCGAGGTTTGGCCCCTCTGCCCTTTCAGGCTTGTCAAGACTTCCGAACCATAAGACTGAGCCGGTAACAAATTCAAGCTTCAAACTACTACGATTGAACTTCTTAACCAGCGGGTTCGCTTCCACAGGTGTGCCTAGCAGCCAATCGCTTTCTAACGCAGGAATCAGAGTCCATTGAACCATATGATACGTGGGCTCGAAAACGACGCCGACTATACCGTAATTGTCGAGGCACCAGCTTATGTCTTCAGCGAGGCCGCAGAGAGTTTTGCCCGAGCCAGTTCCGCAACTCACAAGCCTGTAGAAGACCTTGTAAGCGTCATTATGAAACTCCAGCTGTTTCTTGTGTGGCCTGTATTTGGGCTGATTCAGGACTTCCAACTGGGCGCCACCATTGACCTTTGATCATGAGGATCCTCTGTTCAACCTGAACTGGGGCACGCTGAATTACTCCAGCGCTTTCGAGGCGCTCAAGCAAAGCCAGGTTAGTATCTTTGATGAGCTTCAACGCACCTAACTGTACGAATTCGTTGTCTGAGTTTTTTGCGAGGCGCCAAGCATCAAAGATGATTTCTCTGGCGCCTTCCAGGCATCGGTGAAGGAGTGTTGGGTCATCAAGCTGAATGATCTGGGGTATCCACTTTTGGCGGCGATCCCAATCACGTCGAAGCTTGGTTTCCTTCGCGTTATACTTCTGGCTCAGATCTTCAAGGATCAGCTTAAGCGGAATTCCCTTCAAATGCTGCCTGAGCATCTCAGTCCGTCTATTCAACAGAGCCTTATCCAGTGTTCTACACCTTCTAGATGCGACTTTTCTGTCGTATATTTGGATCCAAGTAACGCAGCGAGACTGTTATCCTTAGCTCGCTTGAGGCAGTGTATGGATGAGCTAGGTTTCGAGAGTCAACTCTTTGGCCTCGACCTATGTGTGTGATCTTCCAGCCTTCCAGGTTGCCCCGTATTAGTTGCGGGTTGCTAGTTATGATTGTGAAGGGAAGCCTCGTTCTCGCCGTGTAGTATTGGGCCATGAAGTTCAGGAGGCGCTTGCCAACGCCTATGCCCTGATAATCTGGGAGGACCACAAGCCTGCTTACTCGGTGATAGAGTGCGCTCATTTTGACTTTCATTATTGCTATGAATGCTATGGGCTTGCCTTTGTAGAGTGCAACGTAGTTCTTGGTGAAAGGGCTGATCTCAGAGTTTAGATAATGATATTGCCTAAACTGTCGCCAGAGACTCGCGCTGCACCTGCGAACGTCGAGGCTGATTTGTGGTCTCGGTCTTTTTTTTTACTGAATTCCATCGTGTCTGTCGTGAAGACCCAGTCAGGCCCAAGCCAATCAACAACGTCATAGTGGCATGTTACAGCGATGAATCTCTTCTTGGATTTTCTTATGGCTTTGGAGATGGCGAAGGCCGAGACTTGGGCGATTTCTCTGTCGATGACGCTTGTGAACTCGTCAAACACGATCAGGTCCTGCTTGAGCATTAGGGCCCGTGCGATGTCGACACGCATTTTTTCGCCTTGGCTCAGCTGCTCGTAACTTTTTAGCCAGTCAGGCGGGCTTGCAAACCCTACGCTGCAGAGAGCCCTTGTTATGTCTCCAACGGAGAGGCTCTCAGGAAAATCGTCAAGGATGCTCTTGTGCGTGTACTCAAACCGGTTGATGTAGGCAGCTCCGAAAAGCTCCTTAGCTATGCTAGTCTTTCCTGTACCGCTGCGGCCTACGATAACGCCGATCTGCCAAGGCTCCTCATCTATGGGCAACGATCCTTTGAAACGCTTTTCGAGCTTGCAGTCTAAGAGCGCAAATGAGCCTATGACAGATTGAGCCCTGAAGGATTCGGGATTTTCCCAAGTTTTCACAAGGTCAAAACTCGGCACTTAAGCCCCTGCTCCACGAGTTTCTTGTAGGTCGCCTCTTGCTGTTTCTCGCTCTCGCATTCCACGACAACTTCCCAGGTTGACTTGAAAGTCATGCTTCCTTCCTCATCTTGGAGGCGCTTGAGCGAACGGTCAAGACTCTGGTCTGAGAGCAGTAACAACCTCTTCAGATCCTCTTCGCGCCCAGCATCGATGATTCGCTGGAACTCTTCCGCATCAGCTTTGGGCTCGTGTTCGCCCTTCAGCTTGTTCAACACTTGCCGGAGCAGGCGCCGATCAACATCTTCGACTGGAAGCCTGATGATTTGCACTTGTTTCATGCCAAGCGCTTTAGCTTCTTGCCAACGTTGCTCTCCGTCAGCGATTAAGAGGTCCTTGTTTGTGATGATGGGAACGATGAAGCCGTAACGCAAGATTGACTCTCTAAGGGCCTTATGCTGCTTCTCTGACATGTGATTTGGGTTCTGACCGTCAGTTTTGAGGCTTGCAACGTCAACAAGCTCTACCGGAGGGATGTAGACTTCTGCCATGGCTACAACCTTGCATGCTGCAACAATGTGAATATGAACTCGAGCACGGCGCCAGCAGCTATGTAGAGCAGTGGCTTAACGTTGTCAATCCAGCTTTTCTCAACTGCTTTCTGCTTGTTAATGGTTGATTCAAGGTTCTTCACGGCTCCTACGAGGCCGCTCTGCATATCCTCGCCTACGAGGGCCCTGTCGATCCTGTCAATCTTAATCTTGCAATCCTGTATGACCGCAACATAGGGGCAGCGAGGATTCTGCTTTGCAAACCTGCAGAACGGATCACTGGAGACTTCCTGTTCCTCTGCTGTCAGCTAATACTTCCCCCCGCTCGTAATTGGCTAACCCCGGCAGCACATAATCAAACACTTGACTTGCAGAGGCAGCGATAGTCTCTCGCGAGAGAATATTTACTGTCTCGCTTCGCTGCCGATCCTGAAACGCGCACTGCATGGCCAACCGTTTGATGAATCGTCTCTGCTGTGATGTTTCACTACGCTTGTGCCTCATCAAAAACCGCCTCTACTGCCACGTTAACCTCTCTTGCTTGAGGACGCAGCCCTAGAATATTTGAGAAATGGGCCAGCCGGCCCTGTATGATTAGACTCGGAAGCTTCTACTTTTAAGCTTTCACGGTTCGTCCGTATGGAGCGCACGCTTTGCAGTAACATCTTTGCCGTGGATTGAAGGCATGAAACGCTCAGATTCTACGATACAAGCCGTCCTATCCTAGGCTTCGTCACAACTGGGACGTCATCAGCCCTCACGATACGAGTCTGATGGCATGACAGCCTCGCTATCCCATCTCGGAGTCCAAGGGTGTCTCCTACTTTGTCTCCTTTCTCCATCGCTTCGTATTAGTATATAAGATTTCAGAAACTAAAAACTGTTTTGGTAGTCCCATATAAGCCTTCTATCCAAAGACACTCAACTTCGATCTCCTATGCGGTCTTAGGCTCAAGGAAGTATCCCTCCATTGCACCACTATCTGAGTCCCTGGCGCAAACAAACGTCTGTCCGAGAAGTTCTTGGCAGCTTCTCCTCGTTTTGTGACAAAGATGGGTTCACTCCTCTGCCAACTCTTTTCTCCTCTTTCAACAAGAAGGCTGGCAGTCATACTGAATTGATATGTTATGGGGAAGTTTTCATACGCTATTGTCAAACCTTTCGTCAAGTTTCTAAGTGTTGTGGAAACAGCGTCCCAAGGCAGAAGTGTCGTGAGCCAGGAAAATCGGAAGCGTGCTGTTGCAGCGGGCTTCAGTGGTGCCAGATACATGTATCTGCATAGGATACTTGCACTTCTTTTTTCCCTTCGTAGTTCATAGGAGCAGAAAACCTTGTCTTCGAAAGGTTTGAATTTCGCCAAACACGAGGCAACGTCATCGACTGTCATATTTTCCGGGCTGTCTGGCATTTCTGACCTTTTTACGTATTCGACAAAAGGTTTTAGTGCTTTTCCCTTATAATCAATACTGATTTGAAATCCGATCTTTTTCTTGACTGAGTCCTTGCTCATATACTTTCCAATATGCTCATAGACATCGGTTGAAGCGCTGAAAAACTCACCCGAGCCGGAAATCCATCTGCTGTCGTTCGAGGTATTGGTCAGCGTGTAGCCCAACGAGTTTTCAACTCTGACTATGTTGGAGTCAAAGATTCTATCCTTTCGATCTAGCCAGCTCAGGAACCTGCATACGCGATGGTAATCATACCGTACGATGTTTCTCAGACTCTCATGTTCTAAGACTTCTCTCTTCAAGCTTGAATACAAGGATGGGGTCAGTGGATCCCTGGCCTTCTCTACTACCATAACATCTAGACCTACTACTGTGTTGAGGAAAAAACGCTCACCTGCCAACACATTGCATGTCTCGAATACGGCACTTTTTATGGGTTGGACTATGAGAGGCTCAAGGACAAACTTTCTGTACTCTTGGACCGGAATATATGAATGAAAAATGATTCCAATGAAGTTACCATCTCTTGCATCTTTCTTAAGTTCGATCCTTTCGGTGTAGTAGTGCCTTATCCATTGTTGGATCGTTCGTCTTGGAAGTCGTTTTTCGAATTTTACCAGTTGAGTAAGAAATGGTCCGGGGCAACCAGCCGGTGCGAGTTCCAAATCCTCAGCCAGCTTCAGGAGAGCTACCAAGAATTGAAGCCTTATGATTCGTCCGCCAATCACCCTATCTACGTATTCATTTTCCTTAAGTGGCACTGCCTCATGAGACTTCACGCAAAGCGCGATGATCGGGCCTGCCTTTTCGCCTCCGCAGACGGATAGGTTCTTGAGAATATGAGTGTATCCTCTCTCCGGATGATTAATCTCTGCTTGCTCGAAGTCGTACCCACTCTCTTCTTTTTCAGGTAGCAGTCCAATATCATGGAGTAAGGCAGCGCCCATAAGTACGAGCACTTCTGATTGATTTAGTCTGAGAGTCCCGTCCATGTAATGTTCAAGCAATTCGTTCAAGACGTTGATTACCGCTTCAGAGTGCGGCTGTCCGTGAATTTGGAGCCAAGGCGTTTTGGGAAATGGATTGTTAGCTACCCACACTTTCCTGCAATGAGCTCTCACCTTGTCTAAGATTCCTCTCTCATGAATATTGAGTATGTCAGAGAGCATGATAGTCTCCTCATCCTTGGGAAGCCTTGGTGCGATGTTTTGTTATGGTCCCTACCCTTTTAGGCGGAGTCATCTCAACAAATATTCCGCCAAATCTTGTGGCAATCTCTGTGACGAGTTCAGTCTCTATTGTCGTTTTCTTGGCTTTACGTGCTTCCTCAAAGACTACAGAACAAAATCTTAATAGCTTTCTCGGTGTACATGGGCAACATAAGTCGGCCACAGTCTTTGCGCTTTCCTCTGTGAAGGGCAGGAGTGGCTTAGTCTTGTTTTTGCACGTCGCCCTCAATAGGTCCTTAATAAAATCAAGTGCCTCGTTCCTTGAGAGAAGATCTAAGTAGACGGGCTGCAGCGCCATTCTGCTAAGTAGAGCACCGCCCAGTTTGTTCTTGACATCTTTGGGCTCCCCTTTCAATCCGATCACTATACAAAGCCCTGAAAGTGTTTCATCATACAGTCTCCTGAGATCGTACAGCAACTCCTGACTGGGAGTCGTGCTCGACAACGCAGCATCGAACTCGTCAATAAGAACGAAAACAGGCCAGTCCCCTGTAACCAAACTTGACAGGATTTTGCTCCACATTACAGTAATTGAGGGAAGTTTCTCGATGGGAATACCCATATCCTCTGCGATATTCTTTTGCCTAAAAGAAACTTTAGATCCACTAATGAGGTCGAAAATTGTGCTTTCAAGTACAGAATAGGGCAGACGACCCAGTTCCTCTGACCCCATGCGCCCTCCAGATTTTTCAATCAGTTCCTCGGTAAGTTCTTCGATTATTTCCTTCTTCCTCTCTTCAGGAATGTCTTCAAGAAAACTCCTGAACAGCGATCTCAAATCCCCTCCAACGGGAGTTGTGAAATATGAAACGAAAGCACCGCTCCTCTTCAAGAATCCCTCAAGATACCTCAGGGTATGTGTGGTTCCACATCCGTAGTCGCCTACGAGCACGATTATTTCGTTTGTCCGTGTCAACTTCGAGAGTTCGATGGTCTCCATAAGCCTTTGCCACAGGTGTTTCCTGTTCGCCCAAAAAGTCCCCGGCGCAACGACGAACGGATTTCTTTTGAACTGTCTCATTGCTTTAGTCACCTTGATCAACTTCCTATTAGTGGTCTCTTCTCAATTGATCTTCCAATTAAATATATCTTCGCAGTGAAGTACAAGTAGATTGCAGCAGAGATTAGCAGAACAAGCAAATCGACACTCAGGAACACCCATTGAGCAAGGCTGATATTACTGAAGTCTTTGAAGTCCAAAAATGGAAGCAGATTGAAGAGTGACCCAACACTAAAAGAGAAAAGAACGCCGAAAGAACGATTGCGAATACTCCTCCACTTCTCTTCTTTATCACTTGGACAGACCATTTGCTTCAACGATAGAAAAACTATATAACACTTGATTAAATAAGTATTTTCATGCTCTGGAATGAGATCTCAATAATGTCAAATAGCAGAAGCATCTGTAGAGATCTTAGCCTTGAAAAACAGTTGAATAAGAAAGGGTTACTGCAGAGAATCTATCTTAGCACTCTGCAGGAAATGGGATTGACCGCGTCACAAACGATAAGCAACCAGCTCTTTTTTGACAAGCTTGGTCGCGTGATAATTAGTTTTGCGAAAGGAGGCATGATAAATTCGCGGAAAATCCTTGCACTTATCGAGAAACATGGCGAGACTGAGGCATGCCAATTCCTAGGAAGAACGGCAGTATGTTTGATGGAAGACTGGGGCTTAATTAAGGGCGGACCAAAGATCTAATAAATTCAGGGACGCCAAACTGTTGTCTCATATACTTTAGTGCTCTCTAGTGAGAATGATCTTGAGACGTCAGCAAACCGTGCTTTGACATGTCCTTGATGCAACTGGTCGAGCAGGTCCTCAGCCTATTCTCAAATACTTTTGCCTCGCTTTGTCGGCAATCTCTGACTAAGTCAATTGTCAACGGAAATGCACAACCTAAACGAGCTAAACTCAAAAAGAACGTATGAAGAAGCTTCCACTTCCATGGAACCTCGATCAACAACAGTTTCTGGACTCCACCAAATGAAAAATCGGATTACCAGAGGCACGTCTTTGTTTGCGAAGATAAGGCAGGCCCTGAGAGAAACGCGCTCTTGATCCATTAATATAACAAAAAAGGGAGTTGCGAGTGATGTCACCACTGTGGTGGGTGGTCAAATCCTACATGGTGCCTCTAAGCGCGTGCTTATGTTCATTTCATTATCCTTTGCCATAATACCTTTCTCGGTCTGTCCTGATTGATTTCAAGTAAGCGAGGCAAGCTGTTCGGATGATTTCTGTTCTGTCAGTTTTGAGAAGTGCCGCCGTCTGGTCGATGCGATCAATTAACTCCGCTTCTAGCTTACATTCTACTCGTTTCTTCGCTCTGCCTCACCCCAGACTTCTAAGGCGAAGCGTGTTAGGGCCCACTTCCAGCCTCGCTTCTCGAACAGTTTCTCTCCAGTCTCGTGTACTAGGCGTTTGTTCATTCGCAGGATCCTGCGGCTAACATCGTAATATTTCAGGCCGAATTGGCCAAGTTGTTTCGCCACATCTTTCGGAAAGATTCCCTGGGGCCCTGCTTCGTAAACAGCATCCAAGATGTCAAGGTCAACTTGATCTTGGCATGATATCCTCTGAATCATAGGCACTTCAAAGTGAAAGTAGCCTGCGCCCTTCAGACCGTTAACAACAACCCGCAGAATATTCTCAATATTCTCAGTCTTCTTCACGACTTTGAGCAGCAGCTGCTGATTATACTTCAATCGACCTATCTTCGCCTCTTTTGAGCGCCCCTTTTTAGGCTCTTTTGAACCTGTTTGAACTGCTTTCTGACCAGCTTCCTGCGTAAACGGTTCACCCGTGGAAATTCCCCATCTTCATGGACGAGAGAAACAATGCAAGGGCATCTACATCAACAGACTTCAATGCTGACCATCGTGAAAAGCATGGACTTTTACCATGCCCAAACGCGAGCCCCAAAACACCTTCTGAACAGGCTTTCACAGCCAAAAAAGAGCTAAGAAACATAGTTTTGCATACTCCTCTGGCTCTCAGAAACAGGCTGCGCAGAACCTTCGAGGCTCAAGAGCTTCCTTAGGGCCCCCGTGAGCTCTTCCAAATCAACATGCAAGACTTGAACCTGGCCCTCCAGCTTCTTGACACGCTCAGGCATCAGCAGATACTCAACCGCAGCGTCACGACTAAGATGCTCAAGCTCACCCTGGCTAACTCCTGGACTATGATCAATCTTCCTCTCAGGCGTGCTAACACAGAAATATCTGGCAAGCAGCTTGGCCACGGGATCATCAACCTTCAACTCGTAACCACGACAAACCTCACCATCACTTAATCTGCAACCATACTTCAACATCAAACTCTTAGCCACACGATCAGCAAGATTCTTCGCCAATACGAATAGCTCACCAGGATGCTTCCCATACAAAGTCTCCACATGCACAATCCAACTACGACTAGTATGCCTAACCTTAACACCCTGCTCAAGCCCCAGCAAAGCCGTCCAATTCACCATCTCCACACGCCTAAAATCCACGGGCAAACAACCCTCGCTCACGATCACAAAACGCACCTGACACCTGTCAAGCCGGTACACGCCAGAACCGAAGACCACGTCCTCACATGATGCGAGAAAAGTTTTACCTCGACCCGTCAACTGGTAGAAAACCGCTCGACTGCGAACCTTCCGCTTCACTAATCCGCACTTTTCAAGCTTCTTGAGATAGTAACATACATGCTGACGACTCCAACCATAGATGCGGCCGATCTTCGCCGGGTAGTCTTCAACTTCAACCCGCTTCAAAATCGGAATAACACGAGTCCGAACAGTACCAAAGTCAAATTTGACTTTTGACATTCGCAAGCAAGAATTTTGACTTCTATCCTCGCATCCAACAGCCAAAACGCAAGTCCCCTAACTTCGCTTCTCCAAAGCTTTTTTCGAAGATGGACACAAGGAGTAGACATCAGACGTATCGCACAAAAAGAAAAAAGGGGAAGTGTGAAAAGAACCTACCATCGTGAAAACCGATTCCCACAGTCTCTGCAGAAGTACCGCTGCACCTCTCCTGAAGGCGTGTACCGGATACCATCTTTCCACACTCTCTGACAGCCGCACTGAGGGCACTTGACTGTTTCTTGACTCATCCAACTCATCTCCTGCCAAACTTACAACTCGGCATCGGACACACTCCAAAAAAGAAAAAAAGGGAAAGAAGCCGCCAAAAAGCGAATTGGCGATATCGCCACAGTCAGTGGAGCTAGGGCAACCCCGCCCAGTTTTGCCTTGACTCCGCTTATTCTAGCGTCGTTCTTCTTATTTTCGTTTTCTGAAGTACAGCAGATCGTCTTTTTGACAGACCCATTGCGCGCGTCTCTCCCTCTTTTCTTGTCCTCTCGTTTTTCATGTACCCATCGTCCTGCGGGATAGTCAAGTTTTGAGAACGCGCAAACTCGCGCACACGATGACCAGCGCGTGCTAGATAGATTCTAAATCTGAACGCCAAAGAAGACAACTGTGGGTTCAGGTCTACATATCAGGAACCCTTTGACGAAACCTCTTGTTTAGGTGAACAGAACACAAATAAGGAAGTACAGCAGATTCCAAAAAGAGAAGATGAAAAACATGAGTGAGACCGTGAGCAGATTCATTTTTCCACGTGAATTTGTCTGGGGCGTTGCGACCTCCGCTTATCAGATCGAAGGTGCTTGGAATGCAGACGGGAAGGGTGAATCGATTT